TTCCAACTAAATCTTTCAAGCTGGTTGCTGCATTTGTTGAGACTGTGCCATTACCGCCGCCACCGCCGCCACCGCCACCGCCGCCACCGCCGCCGCCAGAAGTTGATCCGCTACCAGACGCGCCGTTGAGAAACGTTCCAGATTGAATTGGATTGTTTCCAAGTCCACTGCCACTAAAACCGGAATCAGTCGAATCTCCACCGGTAAGCTTCATCAAGTTGTATCCAGTAAGACCAACCGCGAGAAGTGCAGCTGTTGCAAGTGCAATGTTCGCGCCGCCAGTTGCAAAGGCTGCCGCAATGGCTGTTCCAATTGCAGTTGTACGAAGTAAAATCATGGTGGCAATCAGAGCTTGAATAGCCGTGACAAATGCAAAGATTTTCGAAGTGACCCACATGACGGCAATAATGCCTGCAACCACTTGCAGTTCATCTTTGAGTTCAATGACTGTCTTGATCATGCCTCTGACTCTTTGACCCCATTCATAGGCTGAGTCTCCAGAGCGATCTATCCCATCAACCATTCCACCTTTACCGGTAAGAGCTGCAATGAATAAATTCATATTTGGAACCAGCGTGACAATTAAAAACTCTGCAAGCTTCTCCACAATTGGAAGCAAAGCTGCACCGATAGATTCCTGAGCTTCATCAATGGCAATCTTGACGCGTTCAAATTTTTTAGCCGTTGTCTCAGCTTCATTCTCAGCAAAGTTGCCAAATGTCTTTGTGAGCTGCAACATGATGGCATCTGTGTCTTTGGATTTGAGCAGATTGGCATCAAGTCCGAGTCCAAGTCTTCCAAGCGATGTTGCGTTCCCGTCGTACGCTTTTCCCAGAGCATTTGCAACGCCTTCAAGCGGCTTGCCCGTAGCTGCCGAAATATCAAGTGCAAGATTGAGAAGCTTCTGAGCTTCCTCGACGTCATTCGTTGATCGAGCTAATCGTGAAAACGCTGGACGCAGCTCATCATCTGTGACTCCGATGGCAAGCGAAGTCTTGTCAATCCATGATCCAACCGAAGCAATTTGAGCATCCGTTGCAGCTGTGCTCGCACGTAAAGTCTCTTCCAGCTTTCTTTGCGCAGCTTCATCAGCGAGAGCATTCTTAATAGATGAGACCGCGAATGCTCCGATGGCTGCACCAGCTGCCGCAAATGCGACCGCTGCTTTCTTGCCGAATTCAGAAATTTGATCGCCAAAAGTTCCAACGTCCTTTGATCCAGATTTGAGATTCTTTGTAAGATTCTCAACATCTGCAAGAATTGAGAGCTTTAGAGTTCTTGAACCAGTCGTCGCCATCACCACTCCTTCACAATCTCATTGAAAGCCAGATTCCATTTCTGCAAGATTTCTGGTTGCAGCTTGCGCAATGTTGGATAGATGAACCAGCCGCGTGAGCCAGCCTTATATCGACCAGACCAGATTGGAAACTGCTTATATGTATTTGATCCGAACTCTTCGCCACCCCATAGATCGCGAGTGGTCGCACCGCCGCTGAATTTCTGAGCTACGAATCCGTATGAAATCTCTCCGACTTTAGATGACTTTGATACTTTTGATCCCATTGCGATACGTGATGCGACTGTGCCGCGTTCACCAGCGGCTTCATAGATATTCTTCTGAACGAAATTGGCAAGCGCGCTGGATTCCTGTTTAGCTGCATCAATTGCAGTGTCATCCATTGCTTTGAAAGCTTTGACAATGGAACGAAGTTCTTGCTTGTCATATGCAATTACTTCACTTTCCATTTTGCTTCTCCATAATCTCAATCACGGTAAGAATGTCTTCGGCTGTGACGAAAGAGCTGACCGGCTGATTGCTACTGAGAGCAATCTGCCAGAGCGTTCGTCTTATGCTTCCGACGGGATAACTTTTGGGTCTGTCGTATCACCGACCGAAACTTCTGCAACCGTTTCGCACCATGCTTCGAATGGCTTGACTGCTTTGCCGGCAGCTTCGCGCTTCATAGCGTGATATGACAAGAAAAGCAGATCAGAAATTCCGATCTTTTCTTGCGCTTGCGAAATGATGAATCCAGTTTTGTTTTCCCACTTTGCCCACTCCGGCGGCTGCGCCGTGTATGACGCAGATTCGCCGTTTGTGTATTCGATGTTTAGTTGTAGCTTCATGCTCCCGATCCTTTTCTATTAGCTAAATGTGGCGACCGGAGTGGTCACACATGTAAATGAAAGTGAAACTGTTTGTGCATCTGGAGCTGTACCGCCGGCAGATGGCAGAATCGGCTGGACGTCGAATGCGAAAACCGCGCCGGTGTCAGCTGTCAATGAAACTGCAAGTGCGGTGTTTGGAGTTGATGTGGCAGCTGTCCAGAGAGCTTCGCAAAGAGATGAAGCAGCTCCCCAGTCAGCTAGCATTTCTACTGCAAAAGTGCCTTGAGTATCTGTTGTGTAGTACGCCTTACCATCGAGCGTCTGATAAGTGTTGATTGTTGAATCAACTGTCAGCGTCGCAGATGTTGCCTGTGCATCAAAATTATCAGAGTCAATCGTAAATGTGATGTCTCTGCCGGTGATGATTGTTGTTGGCATGATTTCTCCTTAGTTTGTTTGTGTGTAATAAGTGGAGACTGAAACGTCTGCTGTGAGCAGATTGCTCGCTCCGACCGATGTGATGACCGGACGTTGAACGTCTCCGACGACGTATCCCGACGGCATTGCACCGAGAATGCTAATTATCAGCTGCTCCAAATTATCCAGAGCACCTGCATTGTTGTTATATGCAACGGCTGCCGTCACATCGAAATTTACTTTAAGTTGAATTGTGCTGCCAATAAGTGTTGGCTCTAAATACGGTGATCCCGGAATAATTACGCATGCTGGTGGAATGACTGTCTCTGGGACGGATGAATAAACTGACGCAGCGATTCCAGCATCTGAAAGAGCTTCTGCAAGTACGGTGCGAACATCGGCTGCAATAGTGCTCATGTGCAGATTGTTTCCACGTCAATAAATGGTGAGAGCAATCCGATGACACGATTGAGCAAGCTTCGCCCCATGCGAAACGGTGTCGGAGCAAAGTCCACACCTTCAATCTGACCGCCAGCAGCCGTAATGCTTTGAAAGATTTCATTGGATACAACCAGAAGCGCAGACTTGATTGGAGCGACGCCTTGATACAAGGTGGCAGCTGTGCCGCCGTCAAGATAGGCGCGTCCAGCTGGAATCACTGGAGTGAGAATTTGATTTGCTTCTGCAAGTAAAGCTGAGAATGTAAAGTCTGTCACCGAATGGCTGCTTATTGTGTACGCGCCATCAATAGTGTTTCCGCATCCTTCGATGGTGATTCCTTGTCCGACGACGAACATGCTTGGACGGAGTGTCGTGCAATAAAGAACACCATCTTGAATGCGCGTGGACGCGACCGACGATTGATATTGTGTAAGCAGCGGCAAAATGACGCCTTCTGCCGAATCAATAATTTGTTCAAGATATGGATCATCGTAAAGAGAATCAGAGACGCCAAGAACTTGTCGCAGTTCTGCAACCGTGATGATATTTGGCATCTCTGATCCTTTCGCGCTGCTCGATGACGTTCGGGAGCGACCGTCACCGATGATTGATTATGTGAAGTTAAACGTTGCTCCACCAGCTGCAATTTTTGTGGCGCATGCACCATAAGAATTGAGTGAAATTTCCACTGTTCCGTCAGATGGCTTATTGACATCAAGACGGAAGTTTCCGCTTTCGTACCAAGTGAACGCATCTGGTTCAAGAACGACCATTGAATCATCGCCTGTTCCAGTGAATTCGCCTGAGTTATCTACGAAGAAATTCAAGCCAAGCACTAGACCGCGTTGTGACTGTCCATTGACTTGACCAGCTTGATTTTGTGGGAAATATGCCTGAAATAGCGGTGTGCCATTGTCGTTGTAGCCCATGATGTTTTGCCATTGTGCTGGCGATACCAAGATGTTACGTGCAAAGCGTTGAGTTCCTGAATACACGGCGACATTTGCTTGGCTGGTGTATGCAATCAATCCTGCTGCTGTGTTAGCCGCTGGAGTTGCAACTCTGATTGCATCTGTTCTGATTTGATCTGCAACGAATTTATTTTGAGAAAATGCCATTGCTGATCCCATAATTCTGACAAGCTCGTTAAAGAAGTCGGGCGAACTTCTGTCAATGATTTCAGTCGTGAGAATGTTACGTCCGGCGAAGCGGCTGATTGGAACTGATATGTACGCTGATTCAATTCCTGTGTTTGTTACTGCGCCACCTTCTGCGACTGGATCGACTTCTGCAATTTGAGAAATTTTAGGAATCTCGAATTGAAGACCGGCGTCCGGTAAAGTTCCGCGAGAAATTGCATCTATTGCTCCACGAGTTCCATTACTTAGCCCATTTATTACTTCTGCGAGCTGGCGTGTTGGATTGAAAGCAGGATTTGTTGTTCCAAGATCATCATTTGCTGCTGCGACATAAATTGCAGAGTCTGACATTGGATTGAGTTTTGCCTTGATTGAATGTTCCATCCATGAGCCAAGATTTACAATTGGACTGCGTGGCTTTGTGAACATTGGTGCTGGCTTATTTGCCTGCACGATGTGTTGTGAAGCTTCGACCACCTCGATGGCTGGTGCTTCCTGTTGTTCGGTAGTGGATTCCACTTCATCTCCTTCTGTTGGTGTTTCTTCTGGTATGACTTCCGTTGTCGCCGCGACGTGACTGACGCGAGCTTCATCGAATGCTGGATTATGTGTAAGTGCGACGCCTACGATTTCAGCCTTATTGACCACCATCGTTCCGTCCTCATTAAAGTCGTGATCAGTGACATTTGCTTCCACACTGAAGCCGTCGCGAACGCCGTGAATTGCCTCAATGAGACTGTCATTGCCAGCGTTAGTTTCAAGAATTTTAAATTTTGCTGTCATAGTTTTCTGATCTGGCGATAGTTCCATTGATAAAGTTTTCCCAATCGGACGCGAAGAATCGTGTTCCAAATTGAGTCGAACGGACGCCGGAGCAAGTGAACCGGATTTGAAGATAACTTTTCCGGTCGATGCGTTAGCCGCTGTATCGAATGCAACAATCTGACCAGTAATGGTGCGAGATTCTGAATCGGCTGCTGTAATTGTAAATGGTGTCAATACTTTCATCGGATCATTTCCTCTGCTACTCGGATTTCTTCTGCACTCAATGCACCGACGCGATTGAGAATTTCATAGATTTGCGCACGCTCTAAAGCTGATCCGCGCAAGTAGTCATCCAACGCATATTCCACGCGCTGCGTTGATGGCGTAAAATCCGGCATGGACAATCTTTCGGTAACACTGTTCATCAACGGAATCAAAGAGAAGTCAAGCAAAGTCTGACGAGTTGTGCTGGCATTTGAATACGTCATGCTTGATCCTGTTTCGGCATCAATGAAATACGCCGGAATTCCTAAAGCGCGCGCAAGTTCGGTTGCAATGTAAGAACGCGCAGCTGCGAGCTGTAACTTCTCCGGATCAAAGCCCAAAGTTTCAAGTGAGATGTCTGCGTTAAGAAAAGCAGTCGTGCGATTGCGACGACTTGCTCCCCATGATTCCAGAAGCTTTGCAATGCGATCAGCTGGCAA